AGGTAAATTACCTATCTAAATAGTTAAAACTTTTATTCGAACAGGTATTCTACTTTTACAGTAGCCATACAGTTTGGAGGCAAAATGGAGGCAGCTGATAAAAATTTTAACAAAAAAGGTAGACAGCAAGCCATCTACCTTGGGTTTTTGGTGCCTCCTGCGCGATTCGAACGCGCGACCTGCGGTTTAGAAGTTATGTTTTCTACCGCTCATTATGTTTCGTTACGCTCGATAAATGCCGTTACAACCTGCAAAAACAAGTTTTTGTCCGGTGTGTATAGTAAAACAATCCATACAGTTTGGAGGCAGTTTGGAGGCAGCGCCTCCGACCAACTTGTTGCACGTTAAGGAGAAACGGCATGAATATCTCAGTCAGATTGCGTGGCAAAGTTTGGCAGGCAAGGGTGAGGTACCGTGGAGCAGATGGGCTTATCCATGAGAAACATCATTCTTTGAGTGCTCCATCGGATAAGACTGGCCGAGGTAAAAAGACCGCCATGCTCGAGGCTGAGAAATGGGTTAAGGACGCGGGCTTTGTTGAAGTTGTTGAACAGAGCCAAGCAACAAGGCTTGATTGTTCGGCGTACACATACTGTCTCAACTACTTTAAGAGCCTTGTGGCAACACAGCAAATAGAACGTCGTACTTATACGTCTTACAAGAATAGTATTCGATACATAGATCTCTTCTTTAGTGAGAAACGCTTACAGGACATTACAATCACAGACGTCGAGATGTATGTGTCCTGGCTTTACGACTCCAACTACTCAGCTAATACCATTAAGAAAGCTTTTAATGGCTTACGTCAATGTACCCGCCATGCCGTAGCGATTAGAGATCTGCAATATGACCCCTGTGCGTCAATCAAGGCTCCTAGGGGCCAGCTTGCGACGCCAAATCCTTTGGACGAACCTTCCCGCAAGAAGCTTCAAGTTATGCTTGCTGCTCTAGAGCTTTCTCCCATGGTTATTGCAACGTATTTGGCGTACTTTACTGGTATGAGACGTGAGGAGTGCTGCGGGCTTCAGTGGAAGGATATAAAGCTCAAAGCTGAGGACGTCACAGCACACCTATGCTGCGCTATTTCGTATGATGGCGGTAAGACCTACATTAAAGGCTTGAAGAACGGGAAAACAAGAACCGTGCCTGTTCCATCTCCGCTTGTAGACATTCTTAAGCAATGGCGTTCCAAGTACATTGAAGACTGCATGCTAATGGGAATTGCGTTTAATGAAGAGATGTACGTTTTAGGCGATTTCTCTGGTGAGTATCTCAGGCCAGAGCGAGTAACCGCATGGTGGAAGAGGCACTCGGAAGAATGGGGCCTTTTAGGAACGCAGGGGAGACGGCCAGTCTTTCATGATCTACGTCATACGTATGCCACAATTGCGGTTAGGACTATGGATATTAAGAGTGCTCAAGACATTCTTGGACATAGCGACATTAACATGACTATGCGCTATGCAGATACAGATCTAGAGCAGATTCAGAAGGCAGGAAAAATCATTGGAGAGGCTCTCAATGACGCCAATAAAGAGGGCGCGGAAGTACTACAGATGCGGCGTGCGATATAAAAAGAGGAGCTTATTGCTCCTCTTTAAGCTGCCAATTCACCGATAAAATCATTCTCATTTACTCCCCATTGGACTGGAGTAATTCCATAATTGGAGCAAGCATCAAGAATCGAGTTATCAATTTTCCCATCTTTGGCATTAAGAGTGTTAAGAAATAAATATCCTAGAGAGTTTCTACGACTTTTTTCAACGTCTTCCCAGCCAAATAATGCGTTTGTCACGCTACTTTCTGCGGGGTTATTTACAGTCTTGATAAACTTTTCTTTTCCGCCGCGGTTCGCTCCTATTGCATAGTCAAACTTATATATCAGTCCAGACTTGCCTTCAAATGATGGACCTTGTACCGGTCGTAGCTCTTTGTCTGAAAGCCAATTACCAACGTCGTCTAGAAACATAGAGCGTACAGCGTTTTTATTAATATAAAACATATCGCTAACCGATGCCATGGCCTGTAGGAACATGTTCAACTTGACGTTAATATTACTTTCATTAGCTCGAACAAACATTTCGTTGTTATCAGTTTTCTGTACGCCATATCCAGCAAGTATTGACTCAAGACGGCTTTTTCTAGCGTCAGTGTCAATTTGCATCCCGGATAATTCAAGTTCCGAAACAGTTTCTCCCATGTCTGAGATAATGATTCCATGTCCAGGGCTTTCATCTAAAACGATAGACATAAAATCATTATTCTTATCAAGCATTGGGGTAACAATCCTGACAGCGCTGCCTTGCTGGACTGCGGTTAAATTTCCCGCTATCCGTTGTGAATAGTTATCGATTATCTTTTGCGCTGCAGTGATTTGCATAATTTTACACCCCCAATTTGTACTTAAATGTTAGCACAGAGTCAGAGATAGAATATACGTCTAAGAGGCTTTCGAAGTAAGAGATAAAATCTTCATCTCTTCCGGATATGACATCTTGCTGGGCAAGTGGTACAGCAAATTTCGAACCAAACTCTGGTACATCTAAATGAATGTGGTTTCCGACAACAAGTTCTCCATCGGGATTTCTGTGTCTTAATATTTCAGGGTTTGAGCACAAATCAACTCTCAATAATTGTCTGTCCGACACTCTAGACTGGAATGTAGGTTTCCTGTCGTTTATAACACCCACAACAATTGAAGAAGACTTTCTTGATTCATAAATGTCGAGAAAAAATTTGAGAGACTTGTTCGATTCAGATATAAGTTCAATTTGTAGTTTCTCTCCAGGATTAGGCCAGTTATAAGAATCTTTCTCTTTGTAAGGACGCTTAGGCATTTTGAGAAATTCCTGAGCATCCTCGTTAAGATCACTAAGGTGATAAATTTTAAAGCTCATCTTTATAACCTCCTTTCACAATTCCTTCAAACTTTTATATATCGGACTCAGTTTTTGTCCGGTGTTAACACTAAATTGGAACGTGCGTTCCTTGAGAACTAAATCATTTTGACTTCTTCAAATCTTCAATTGCTGAAGCCGTGTCTTTGAGTTGAGCAATCAGAGCGTCAATTTGCTTCTCATTCTCGTGCTGCTCTTTTGTTGCTTCCCATCCAGAAAGCTCGTCAAGGGTACAATTGAGAACCTTTGTTATCTCTCTGGCTGACCCAAGAGTTACCGGTGTAATCTCTCTTTCCCAGTTGCTAACAATTTGCTTTGTGACTCCAAGTTTTTCCGCAAGCTCATCCTGCGTCAATCCTCTTGACTTGCGTATTTCTTTGAGCATCAGCTTGTATCTGCTCATAGACACCACCTTTCAACTGCAGTGTACACATATTCTACACAAAATTACAATATTTGTGAATAACACTTTTGAAAATAGCAAATATTTGTTATAATAAACACAACAAAATAACAAAATTCGTTATTTTTGAACCTTGAAAATCGCATAAACAAACGAAATCGCTCTTTAGTCATCATGCGCAACTTGTTTTATTACTGCGATTTTCGATTGGAGGAATTATGGAAATTAAAGACTCTATTGCAGTACGTCTCCGAGTAGCAATGGCGTCTAACGGCGTTTCAGCTCGTGAGCTTGCTGCAAAAACTGGCATCTCAGAAACAACTATTTACAAAGCAAGCAAAGAAGTCAATGACAAAAAGACCAGCTTGAGAACAATCAGAATCCTTGCTGATGCATTGAATGTCTCTACTCAATGGCTTGCATGTCTGGAGTAATAAATGCCAATACCTCAAAATACTGGCTCAGCGTGGTCATACCACTGGGAGCCTAAAGCCGAGCATAAGCTCGAGCCAGAAAAAGCCAAAGCACCACACACCACAATATCTCATATTGATGGAGCATCGCTTATAAAGAGTTGTTTCAACGATGCTTATTACGTCAAAGAAGACGGTGGGAACCTTTGGTTTCTTGGTAGTTTTGAACGAGATGCTGAAGCACGTAAAGCTTTTATCTCTTGGGCAAAATGCCATTAAAAGAAGAGCCCTCCTCACGCGGCAACGTGGGAGAGCGTGTCCAAAACTTTAAGGAGTTGAAATGGACGATACAAGTATACAAGTTTTTAGCTCTCAACAGTTTGGTGAGTTAAGAGCCCTTAAAGGATCTGATGGGGAGCCTTGGTTTGTCGCTAGAGACGTGTGCGAAATTCTTGGAGTCGGAAATAGTAGACAGGCTCTAAGCCGTCTTGATGATGACGAAAAGAATACCGTCATTTTAAATGACGGTATTAGAGGAAACCCCAACGTATCAATTGTTAATGAGGCTGGCTTCTACAGTCTTGTACTTTCTTCTCGTAAGCCAGAAGCTCGAGAGTTTAAGCGCTGGGTTACTCATGAAGTCCTGCCATCCATACGACGCTCTGGCGGTTATATTGCCACAGACGGCTCTGAGAGTAATGAAGACCTTCTCGCTCGTGCGGTCCTAGTCGCAAATGAAGCAATCCAGCGTAAGGATGCTCAACTTAAAGAGCAGCAGCGTCAGCTCTATGAGAAGGATACAACCATCATCGAGCAGGGTGCCAGAATTGATGCGCTCGCGCCAAAAGCTGGCGTTTACGACACGGTTATTAGTGTCAAAGGCACGATGACAATCACGGACGCTGCCCGTTACCTCGCACAGTATGACCCTCTAATGAATCGCAAACGTCTCTTTGCGCTTCTCCGTGCCGATGGAATGATTTGCCAGGGGAGCAACGCTCCAACCAAGCGAGGAATTGAGACAGGCAGATTTGTGCAGATCATGAGCACCCGTCGAGACGGTAAATCTAATGAGCCTTATGCCAGGATGACGCAGAAAGGCTTTGACTGGTGCGTGACCGCTTATTGTACAGCTCCGCTTATTGATTAGCTCTTATGGAGAGCTTGCGAAACACTGAGCTTATAACCGTTGAACAGGCTTCTCAACTATTAGGCATCCCGGTCTCCACGATGCGCAAGATGTGCGCTCGAGGGGAGGTGTATGCCAAGAAAGCCGGTAAACGATGGCTCATCAATAAACGGATTCTCTTGAGCCTTTATGGCTTACATTCTAAGGAATAACTAATGAACAAAAGAATAATTCTTGTGGCTTTACTGCCTTTGCTGGTCTACTTCACGGCGGACTGCTTGGGCATTTTTGAGCCGCATAACGTGGCATATCTGATGGCTTTCAGATATGTCCTAATCGCATATGGCCTTGTTGGGGCTTTAGCTGCATGGCTCAAAGACCAAGAGAAAGAGGTTTGCAATGCTGACTAGACAGGAACGTCAAGGAATTGCAGATAGAGCCAAAGCATACAAGAAAGGAGGAGAAGAGCTTAGCTGGGACCAATTTTCATACGTTCTTCTAGGCATTCAGAGCTGGAGAAGTGACGAGGAACTCTTAGACCGCATCGTGGAGCTTTGTAATGTAGCAATTAAAGCTGAGTCTTCTCGTGAGCTAACTGTCGATGAACTGTACTTGCGAGCCTTAGAAGCAAAGTACAAATGCCTGGCTTTAATTAAATCGAAGGACGTTTTGTCAATCATAGATATGTCTAACAAGTGCCTTGAAGATTTTGATGGAGCAATTTCGCATTACAAAGAACTAGTTGAGAAGGAGCAGCAATGCTAACTAAAGAAGAGCGTAAAGAGATCGCAGAGAGGTTAAGTAGTGTAACCGAGTTAGGCGACAGGGCATTTTACGAAGCAATAACAGGTGAGCAGAGACCTGACACGACATCGTATGAGGAAGATTTAAAGGCAATGTTCAACGTCGTTATTAACCTATGCGACACGTCTAACATGATTGAGTTGCCAGTCGATAAAGACGGCATACCTTTCAAGAAAGGCGATACAGTATACGAATCTGATGGAACTGAACATAAAGTTGATGGATATACGTTTACTGGGTGTGACACAAAAATTCTCTCTGTGGTCGACCCAATCAACAATGCTTATGTTGTTCTTAACTCCGACGAGCTCACCCATAAAAAACCAGTAACAATCGCGTCACTGGTCGGCGAGATTAGGCGCACTCTAAGCCAAAACACCATTATGAACAAAGAAGCGACATCAAAGCTTTGGGAAATCACCGACCAAATCGAAATGCTGAGTGATAGCGATGATTAGCCGTAAAGAGGTAGCGAAGAATCTGCGTGAAGTTAGTACCGCTCGTACCACTGACGAGGTATATGTTGCTCTTCTCAATTGTATCGGCATTACATACGATTACGCTAACTTGTTCAACCGTCTAGCCGACCTCATTGACCCTACATGCAAGCCAGTTGAAGCTGGCAATAACATCGTCTGTTCCGAGTGCGGAGCTGACCTGTATGACGATGACTTGTATTGTCCCCATTGCGGTGCACGGGTGGTGCGAGATGACGGATAACTTGCCGTCAGCGTTAGATGTCGCCTGTGGGGGACGTAGTTTTTATTTTGATAAGCAAGATGACCGTGTACTTAAATGTGATGCACATCCAAGACATCTCACGTTATGTGATGGACGTACGCTCGATATCAGTCCAGATATAGTGGCTGACTTCCGGGAGTTACCTTACCCGGATAAATCTTTTCACCTGGTCATCTTTGACCCACCACATTTAGACGTTGGGGCAGGTTGGCAAGTCGATAAGTACGGCAAACTTGATTCCGATAGCTGGCATGAGGACTTGTCCAAAGGCTTTAGCGAGTGTTTGAGAGTGCTCAAACCTTACGGCGTTCTCGTCTTTAAGTGGTACGAGTATCACATTCCGCTTAAAGACGTACTTAAGCTCTGCCCGGCAAAGCCAATCATCGGTAATCGTCGCCCTAAAGCCTCTAAGACGCACTGGATGTTGTTTATGAGAGAGCCAGAGACGCTAGAGTAAGCCGCTAAACCGGCAGATGGCTATATCGACAATTCAATACTTGCATTAGCAACGTAAGGATCAACGATGAATAACCAAGAAAAGGAGACAAAGTATGATTCCGTATTTAACCATACCTCAAAGAATTCTTGCGTGGTTTCTCTGGCACATCGAAGCTAAACATGGCTGGGGAGGTGGCTTTGATGCTGATGACCCGGAAGGTCCTAAGTGGCTCTTTGGAACCCATTTTGCCTATGGAGGACCGCTATATACCTACTCGCTTTTATATAACTACTGGCAACTGAAATGCGCAAGAGCCGCAAAGAGAGGGAAGCGAGAGTGAGCAAACAGAAACAGATACAAGCTAAAAATTAAGGAGTAGTAATGGATACTGTTGAGAAAACTGTGGACCTCATCGAGCGTTATGCCTTACTGGCATATTTGAGTAATGGTGAATGTCTCGGCTCTGATATTAAGGGCAAACGAGTGTACCTTTCTGGGCCGATTACTAATACAAAGAACTACAAAGGTTTGTTTATGTTTGCTGAAGAGCTTGCTGCGCTTGGCGATGCTGAGCAGATCTATAACCCCGCCGCGCAAATTTCTGCAAGTTCTAGCTGGGAACAGGCAATGCATCGATGCCTTTCAGAAATTACTAATTACGACACGGTAGTAATGCTGCCCGGCTGGAATGTTTCTCGTGGTGCAAAACTTGAGCGTGATGTTGCGCTTGCGTGTGGGATGCGTGTTGTTGATTTCGGTGAAAACAAGATTATTTATGTCATTTATGGCGCACTCAAAAAGACTCTTGAAAGACTCTTGAAAGACTCTTGTAAGTCATCTTACTAATAGAAAGGAGGCTCATATGGGTGCCGCAGATATTGTTGTTCTAGTTTTCTGCATTCTAGCTGGTATTGCTTTTGCTTTTAGCGATTAAATTCCTCATTTATTTTTAATTCCCCATTTATCACAACCTAATAGAAAGGCTTTAACCATGAAGAAGTTTCTTCAATGGCTGGCTGTTGCTGTCTTTGCAGTGCTGGTGTTTGTTCCGGCTCTCACACAAGCACAGACAGTACCAACCACAATCACCAGCTTTAGAGTTACCGACAAAAACAAACAGGACTTAACCTCTGCATTCACGAACCAAGATATCTACTTGACGGCTTCTTGGAACGCGCAGGGCGAAGTACACGAGGGCGACACGTTCTCGCTCGGTATTCCCGACATTCTCGACTTCCCAGCGACTAACGCGGCCAGTTTCAACATCTATGCACCAGACGGCGTCGTCATGGCAACCGCACAAGTGACTCCTGGACGCGTCACGATCACTTATACGTCATGGGTTGAGGGTAAAGACCATGTGCAAGGTACATTGTGGCTTGCGGCTCACGTCAAAGGTGACGCAGCGGCGGGCACAACCACGCTAAGGATCATTGATGAAGCCACGGGACAGGTTGTCGAGACTAGCTTTGAGACACGCCACTACGGCACTATCCAGCACGAAGTCATTGCAAAGTGGGGCGTCAAAACCGACCACGGCACGGTCGAGTGGTCAGTCAGACTCAACCACGCAGCGGAGTCACTTACTAACGTTGTACTAGAGGACACAGCGCAAGAGGGTACACGCATTATTCCTGGCTCGTTTAGGCTCTACCGTGTTCATATGGACGCATACAGCAACATTGACCCTGCAAGCTGGGTTCGCGTCAATGTTCCCGAGCCAACCATTAGCGGCAACGGCTTCACGTGGGACTTGTCCAGCGTTGACTTCCAGGGTAACCAATACTTCATGTATTACGAGACAGAAGGTACAGAGACCACAGAGAACTCTATCCAGCTAAAGAGCCGCGAAACCACGCAGAGCTCACGCTATCAATACGTCAATCAAGACAGCGGCGGCAACGGTAACGGCGATAACCGTCCTCAGCCAACAGAGCCAGTAACACCCGAGCCACAGCCCGAACCCGAGACACCGCCAACTCCAACGTCTACACCCGAGCCAGTGCCAACGCCACAGGACAGCGAACCCGAGCCACAGCCCGAGCCAGCAAAGCCAGCCAAGAAGGCTAAGAAGAAGGCTGTACTACCTGCAACTGGTGATACCCAGAACGTTGCAGTTGTTGCTGGCATTGGAGTTATCGCAATTATAGCTGCGCTGGTAATGGGCATGCCACTAAGGAGAGACTAATGAACCCTAAAGAAGCAGAAGACAGAGAGCGTCTTGAAAAGATGACGATGAAGGAAATTAAGGCAGTCGCAAAGGACGAGGGTATCACTCTTGGATACGACGGTTCAAGAAAGGCTAATGCGATTGGCTTGATTCTTGAGTGGAGACGCTTCAAAGGCTGCTACATGGAGCGTTACTAATGAATCGCTCGATAAAAGTTCGACTTAATTCGAACGGTATTTGGTGCTGTCGACTTTACTTGGGAAGGAATCTCAACGGCAAAATCATTCAGCCATACGCAAGTTTTCCTGCAGCTAAAACGCAGAAAGAAGCTGAAGAATTAGCCAGTATGTGGGCTTCTCACATTACATCTGACGGTAAAGTTAAAAGCACTCAACTTACGGATTTACTTCTTGAATATGTGTCAATTAAGCGCAGGAATGGCGCGAGCCCTAACACTACAAGGCAGCATGAAGGCTTTATTAGAAACCACATCAATGGACGGCTTGGTAAAGAGGATGTAAGAAGTATTACATCCTCTTTACTTACCGCATTTGAGCAAGATCTACTAAAGAAGGGACTGTCTCGAAATAGTGTAATCAACCTGCATCAGTTCTTGAGAGGTGCTTACAATTACTTTGTTTCTGCTGGAATATGCGACTATAACCCGCTTATTAATGTTGCAAAGCCGTCCAGGGAAGTTCATGAAGCCGTCTCTATTGAAGAATGGGGTTTTGCTGGAATAAGTACCCTTATTAATTCTAGGATTACTACGGCCATTCAAGAGAATGAGTTTAATTCCCGTGTTGCTTGCGCATTTGCAGCTTGGCTTTCATTGGTCACGGGTATGCGGTGCGGTGAAGTCTGTGCTATTCGGTACAGTGATGTAAACATGCTATATAAGCATATTCATGTATCCGGTACCGTTATTGAAGAGTCTTACAGGAAGCCATACAGACGAGAGTCCACTAAAGGCAAGAGATCAAGAAACATCGCCATCACAGACTCAGATATCAACTTTATTAGCGACTACATGAAGCTTCAGAAAGCTCATATTGCCTTTGTAGAGTCTTCTACACCGTTAATTAGTCTTGACGGCTCATACATGCGACCTACGAGCGTCTCGAGGTCATTTACACGTATGAGACGCACTCTCCAACTACCTCAAGGCATTACCTTCCACTCACTCAGACATACTCACGCATCTTGGTGTTTGGCAAGTGGTGTTGACTTAAAGACTCTTTCAGAGCGTCTTGGCCATGCTGACCCAGCAACGACGTTGAGATTCTATTCTCATTTACTTCCTGGACGTGACAGGACAGCGGCAGAAGCGTTTGGAGACACTCTGAGGACCATTGAACAAAGAGAGTTTTAACCGCTCCATGCCTTAAAGGCTTGTTGCAATTTGTTGCAATTAGCAATTTTTAATCAAGTTGAATTCTACAAAAAATATTCATTCAACTTGAAGTTTCTTTTTACCCCTTAGTGAGTGCTAGATAAGAAGTAATTATCAGACAATTAAAGAAAGGCGGACATTAGCATGGCTGTTTCTAAAGTCACAAAGGATCTACGCAGATTGCTTGATGCTCAAAATATTCCTTGGGAAGACCACACTGGATTTACTACTGAGCGAACTTGGATTCCATTAGATGATGGGTCCGTACTTTGTTGTATGTGCTCTTACTACATAACGCCAGATGGCATTGTATGCGGCATCTCGTCAGGATTTCCACTAAAGCTTGAGGTCTCTATTATTCACTCGATAGATGACTATGCGTTCGCACCTGGCGCGTCTAAGACGCCTGAAGAGATTCTGGAGGTGCTCGGTAAGCATGGAACGAAGTAAGCACTGTCAAGAATTGTGCGATGCACTAGAGCTTTATGGTAAGACTTGGACTGACCGCAGTAACGCTTGTGTTGAGCACATTTATTTCAAATCTCGTGGTAACTGGGTCTCGGTCTTATATGGTGACGATATTAGAGGCTTTCCTCATAAGTTTCTTGTTTGGGAAATGTCTAATTACTCGTATTCACCTCGTGTAATGGACGTTGAAAAAATCATCGATAAATACTTTTAGGAGTTCAATATGTCAATCAACCACGTTAATATCTCTGGAAACCTAACCCGTGACCCAGAGCTCCGTTCTACCGCTGGCGGCACAAACATTCTTTCCTTTGGCGTCGCGGTTAACGACCGTCGCAAGAACCCGCAAACAGGCAAATGGGAGAATGTTCCTAACTTCATTGACTGTATTGTTTTTGGACAGCGTGCTGAAGCTCTTTCACGCTTTATTTCTAAGGGTGCAAAGGTTTCTATTGATGGAAAACTACATTACAGCTCATGGGAAACAAAGGACGGACAGCATCGCAGCAAACTAGAGGTTGTTGTAGGGGAGATTGAGTTTCTATCCAGGACTCAAACAACGACCGCTACAGATCAGGGCCAGCCTTCATTCACGGTACCGCAAGCGCCAGAAGAAGAGCTTTACGATTCGGACATTCCGTTCTAAAGACTAATTAAATTATTTATTAGTTGAGTAGAGCCTACAAACAGGGGTCTTGGAGTCATCTGAGACCCCTAAATTAAGAAAACTAGGCTAAAAATTATGTAGATTTTGTTGGTAGCGCTCAATAAATTCCGTTACGCTCGATACGCTCATTATGAGATTTTCGATGTGCTATACTTGCTTCGCTTTTCTATCGAAAAACGTAACGGTATAGCAAGCAAGCAGCTTGAGAATTACACGCAAAGCAATTCGCAAAGCGGCGGAGAAAGGCTCGCAAGCGTACCGGTTGCGCACCCTCCTATAAAAAATTAGAGATTATTCCGCTCAACAATACAATAATGTTTATAAGTTGTAGAAAACTTGTATACATAATGTTGAAAACTCTCTATCAAGCCAGCTAAATCATATAATTTAAATAACTACTCTAACTAAACGTGTCTACGTTTGGAGAATTATGGATTACAGTGGTTTAACTGCATCAGAGTTCTTTCACGGTGTTGCAGAGGCGTCGAGAGAGAACACTAGAGCATTACAGCAAATTATGAGCCTTCAAGAGACCGAAGGCGCAAAAGCACAATCATATTCAGCTGGTGAAAGTAAGGGCTCTAATCAAGACACTATGGCAAAAGTAGATAAACGCATAGATCTAGAAGCATTGTTGTCTAAAAGAATGAATGACAATTATGACTATATCAATGACGCTTATACGCTTCTGTACGGTGTGAGCCAACTCGGAGACGGTGGCATATGTCAACTAATGAGTAGCTCTATCTATGCTGACTTACTTCAATGGCGTTATCTTCAATGCCTGACTTGGAATGATGTATCTGAGAGACTTCTTACTCCTGTAAGGACGCTTCAACAGTTAGAACGTGAAGTCTTTGAAACAATTGATGAGGAGAATTACATCGAAAAATTTTTGAAAAATAAATAATCTTTTTTGCCTTTTTGCTTGTATTGTATAGATAATAGTTATATACTATATACAACAAGAAAGGAGGTGAGAGATGGAAGAAAAGATATGGCAATTGTTTCTCGCAGTCTTCACAGCAGTTGCTACAGTCACAGTTGAAAAGATTGCAGAGAAACTAAAAAAGTCCCAACCCCGAGACGAGTAAGGACTTAAAGCCAAAGGGGATATCAGTTGCAGCTGGTATCTCCTAGGCTCTAAGATTAGCATAAAGGAGCACAAAATGGAAAACGTATTACTCATATTAGTTACTGTTGCAGTAACGCACATTCTCTATAAGACCATTCACAAGAAGGAAAGTTGATAATGGCTACTAGTGAAGCTCAAAAGCGGGCAAGTGCTAAGTATCGCAAAAACAACGTCAAGGCGATTATGTTCAACCTGTATCCAAGCGATAAAGACTTGTTAGAGTTTCTAGAGTCAAAGAAGAACCGCTCGAGCTATATCAAAGACCTGATTCGTAAAGATATGGAGAACTCGAGAAATTAAGTTCTGCGTACTCTTGCGCACTCTTGCGCGGTGTTTTGTGATATTATGTACAGTAGCGATTTACGCAACAAAGGGACTAATAAGCGTTCTGGTCATAAGCCAAGGCGCTTTTTTGTTAGGCAGGTGAGCAAATGAGTTACAACATCAGACGCTCATACGCTAGAGATCAGTTGCGTAAGCAGATGATTGCACGAGAAGAACCGTGTCACATTTGCGGTATGCCAATTGATTACTCGCTTCCTGCTGGTGACCCGATGAGCTTTGAGATGGATGAGGTTGTACCCGTCTCAAGGCTACCTCTTGAACAAAGACGAGCCGCCGCCTGCGACCCAGAGAATGTCAAAGCGGCGCACCGTATATGTAATCAGAAGCGCGGTAACCGCATGATGGACGAGCTTAAGGGTAATGCACTACCTATTGTAAGAACGCGTCTGTGGTAGGGGGGTACACCCTCCCACAGCCCCAAAAAGACGCCCCTTGGCATAGTCAGAATATAGCGAACCCTCAAATTTTCCACAATAAAGTGAGCCTGAAAGGAGGTCTTGATGGCCAAGAAACTAGTTACTATTTGCAGAGAGGGCGGTCGGTATGACATCTATAAAGCACTGCAGATAACTATGGCAAAGAAGCTAGATGATTGTGAATCTGGCCGTGATTTTGCTGCCATTGTAAAGACATTCGTCCAGGTAGTTGACGAAGTCGACGCAATGGAAAAAGAGAAGTTGCTTGCAGCTAAAAAGCCAAGCCCTGCTAAACGAGCCAGAAAGACATATCTCAAAGAGGTCTCGTGATGCCAAGGCGTAAAAAACGTGTTGGAAATCAAAAACCGACCTTTGAACGCATTGGAAAATATCATCATTCTGATGCAAAAGCTTGCATAAATATGTTTTCTCATTACGGGTTTAAGCTTGATGACGCGCAAAAATACGAGCTTGAACTTTATATGGCTAAAGACGCTAAAGGTATGCCAGCGGCTGAAACTATTGGTGCAGCAAAGCCACGACAAAATGGTAAATCGTTTGCCGCACGACTCTACGGCATTTGGTGTGCGGCCATTTGTGGAATGGACGTTGTCTATTCAGCTCACAATGCAGATACCGTTGATGAGTTCTTTGATATGATCGTGAACCTTTTTACGGACGATGAGACATACCCAGACTTAGCTGAACTTCTTCTTAAGGCTTACAGACAGCCAGGAAAGCAATACTTGCTCTTTGATTGTGGGCATTACAAAAGCGGCAAACGCGCAATTGGAAGGCTTAAGTTCTCGACACGTACAACATCAAAGGCACGCGGAGGCACACGCTCACTCATTATTATTGATGAGGCACAGGAGCTTACAGACGCTCAGCTAAATGCTATTTTGCCAACTGTTTCTGCATCTAAAGATGGTTCTCCACAAGTCATATATATCGGAACTCCTCCTGACCCGACATGTAGAGGAACAGTATTCAAACGAATGCACGATACAGCTCACTCCGATAGTCCTGGCGAGGCTTGGTGGCTTGAATGGGCCGCAAAATCGGTTCCGAGAGAGGATATCAGCGATGAAGAAGCACTCAACCTTGCTTATGAGACTAATCCAGCTCTCGGCGCTCGCATCACAGAAAGAGCGGTACTCAACGAATGGCACCAGATGACAAAAGATGGATTTGCTCGTGAGCGTCTTGGTTGGTGGTCAACGCTCGATACTTCAGTTGAGTATATCGTCAATGCAAATGACTGGAATGAGTGCATAACAGAAGAGCCTTATGACGATGGTCTTCTTGCTTTTGGAATCAAATATTCGCTCGATGGTAAGAAAGTAGCAATTTCAGCAGCTCTAACTCAGCAAGATAACCCAACAGCTTATGTTGAGCTCGTGGATATCGCAGACGCTTATGGAGCTGGTCAAAACCTCGCTCAATGGATCAAGGAACGTGAGAGTCGTATTGCATGCGTTGTTATTGATGGCCGTTCTGGCGCAACTCAGCTAGCCGAACGCTTGCAGGAGCTACGTTTTCCGAAGCGAGGCATTGTTCTTTGCGATACAAAACAGGCTGTAGCGGCAGCTTCAAGATTTGTTGATGAAGTTGGAGCACACAGCATATGTCACGTCCCCTCTCCAGCACTGGACGAGTCTGTTACAGGCTCGTCCAGGCGTGCAATTGGAAATAACGGTGGCTTTGGATTTGGAGATTCTCCAAAAGCAACGTGTACCGCCGCTGAATCTGCAGCACTTGCACTTTATGGAGTTAGAACCACTAAACGAAACCCAGCTAGAAAGCAGGTAGTCTGGTGACAATTGGAATTATTCCTGTTGCTATTGCAACAGCGGCTGGACTGAGAAAAGAAGATAGGCAGACAGTTTTAAATCTCTGTGCAGTTTACTCAAAGACTCTTGCGCGCAATCGTTTGCGCGATGGCTACTATCTCATGCATATAAAGCCTCAGCAGCTCGGCATTTCGGTGCCTGACGGCTTAAGAAACTTGGAGCAGGCTATTTCATGGCCAGCAAAGGCTGTAGATGCTCTTGCTGACCGCTCTCAGTTCGATGGTTTTACTTGCACGGATGAGGATACTGCCAAGGAACTACAGGCTATTGTTCGTGAAAATGCCCTCAAGCGACGCTATCGTAAGGCTGTCAAAGGCCAACTTAGAAATTCCTGTGCGTTTCTTACGGTTACGGCTGGAAATGTTGACGCTGGAGAACCAGCGGTTATCATTTCTGCGTATTCTGCAGTATCCGCTGCCGCCCTTTGGGATGAACGATTACATCGTATCCAGGCGGGCATTGTTGTAGTTGATCGTGACAATCGACCGAATCACAGGAATGCACCAACGTGGATTAATGTCTTTACCGATACTGACATTATTCGCATTCGAAGAGCGCTCGACTCGACTCGCTGGGTTGCTGAATATATTCCGCATGGAATGGGTCGTTGTCTCATGGAGCCTTTGGTTTATGAGGCAACGCTTGACCGTCCGTTTGGTAAGTCACGCATCACTCGAGCTGTTATGGATCTGACGGATGACGCCATGCGCTCAAGCGTTCGAGCTGAAGTTGCGGCTGAGTTTATGACGGCGCCCCAGAAATATCTTGTTGGCGCTGACCCAGACGCTCTCAATAAGCTTTCAAAATGGGACGCTTATATTGGCTCTATTTTTGCAGTCTCAAAAGACGCTGATGGTGATACCCCAACGTTTGGACAGCTGCAGCAGGGGTCAATGCAGCCGCATATTGACTACATGCGCTCGCTTGCAGCTCGTTTTTCTGCTGAGACAAATGTTCCAATATCAGAGCTCGGAATTGTATCTGATAACCCAAGCTCAGCTGAAGCAATCTACGCCGCAAAAGAGCCTTTGGTCGTTGACGCTCAAAACCTTAATGCCGACAACGGCGAAGCTCTTCGAGATATTGCTCTTATGGCGTTGGCAGTTAAGAGAAACATATCATTTGCCGAGGTGCTTACAACAGAACCTAATATCACGGCTAAATGGCGCAATCCTGCGATGCCGTCAATTGTTTCCCAGGCTGATTCCATGCTCAAGATTGCTCAGGCTGTTCCGTGGATTGTCAATTCTGAGATTCTTCTTGAGGAACTGGGTTTTACGGATGACCAAGTTCAAAGGCTTGAAAGTGATAAGGAAAGGGCTTTAGCACAGGAGCTTCTTAGGGCACGTTTTGCCGCAAAGGCTGCAAAGACTCCAGTTGACAATCAAGATTTACTGGATGGTGTAATTGATGCAGGTAAGCAAGGATAGAATTTCGCAGTATAGAAAAGAGCTTGATTCAGCCGCAAACGATGCGGCTGAATTTATGTCTGACTATTATGATGCGCTTAGAACTGCTAATCCTAACTCTTCGGTAGCAGAGCTTCGAAACATGGCTATTAAGTCAATTAAACAAGCTCTCAACGCTTTTTCTTCTCAAGCAGGGGAGCTTGCAGGAGAGCTGTTTGATGAGATAGTAAAAGCAGAAGGTGTTAAGGCAAGGTTTCGTTATCATAAAACTATTGAACAGGGTTTAGTCGAGAAAAAAGTTCATTACCTTGCAAAAGACTTAGTTGATGGTAACAACCAGAAGTTTATTGACGCTTGTGCAACGCTTACTCGTTTTTATGTACATCGTGAAGCCAATACTAATATGTACAGAAACGTTGCTCGCTCGAATATTCGCTGGGCAAGAGTTCCATCCGGTACAGAGACCTGCGGCTGGTGCTTTATGCTGTCATCACGTGGTTTTGACTACACGTCAGAATTAAAGGCGGGAGGTCTTGGACATAAGTTCCATCTCCACTGTGACTGCATCATTGTTCCAGGAACAAAAGAAACTACCATTGATGGATACAAGCCAGAAGAGATGTATGCTCGCTGGGTTGAATGCGCCAACACGCTTGGACTCGAGCCTACGTGGGAGAATCGTTTTGCAATCATTGCCGAATGTGAGACAAGAGATTTCAAGTGGCTCTATAACGGCACTCCGCCCGAAGTGACTTATGCAACACCGGAAATAGAGCGCTCAGTAACAATAAAAAACCCATGGGAAGACAGAACGGCTCATAGGCTTGCGGCTGTAGGTATTGAGCCACATTTTCAGATTGATTACTACTGGGTTATAACGGATGGCATAAAACATAAAGTTGGATTACCTGATTTTGAAAATGGCGTTGAAATAAAGACTCTTCAAGACTCTGAAAATGCCTTTGGAGCAGTGAAAAACTATGTCCTAAAGACTAATAAAAGAAAAAAAGGAGTTGTAAGGATGGTGATAGATGACTCTGAATCTAATTTCAGTGACGCAGAGCTTATTAAAGCAATACAAGATGTTACAAATGAATTCGGTGCCAATTACACGATTGCCTGTTTTACAAAAACAGGGAAATTAGTAAATGTGCACAAATAAAGAGCGAGTGCAAATTCGCGCAGTTGTACGCGGGCTGCTCGCTCTTTGGGTTAATTATACCCAATTCCGTTAGTTTATGCCACTTAAAGAACTATGTGGTTTGGGATACTAGTAGACAAGACATATTAAAAAATGCACCCACTCTCGCAGATGCATTTCATTCACCAACAAACCCGACTCAGTCCAGCCGTTGGCTCGTCCTTTAATTAAACAATACCCACGCAAATCCACATCAAGTAGAATCGGGCGGGTATCTCTACTGACTAGTGTACCCAATTTCATTGATTTAAGCCACTGAAAAGTGGCTTTTTTCATATACGCAACCGTTGCGGCAAAGCGGTATTTACCTCGTGGCAAGGGTAATGCCACTCGTAAACGTCCGAGCGGACGGAACCTGTTGAAAGGAAAGAAATGGATTTGAAGGAACCTGTAACCACTCAAGAGCAGCTCGACAAGATCGTGAAAGACAGGCTGGAAAGAGAGCGTGAAAAAGTACGCTCTGAGTTCTCTGATTATGATGACTTGAAAGCCAAGGCTGAAAAGCTTGACGAACTCGAAAAGAGTGGCTCCGAGGAGCTGAAAAAGGCACTCGCTGAGGTTGACAACCTTAAAGGTGAACTGCAGACACGTGATGAGAACGCTAAATTGCAGCAGATGCGCAAGCAAGTCGCTAAAGACACAGGGGTACCAGAGGACCTCATTCAGGGCGCAGATGAAGAGAGCATGAAGACGTTTGCAGAAGCCGTAGCGGCGTTCGCCAAAAAGCCTTCTGCTCCAATCATTCCAGAATCAGGTATTTCTACACAGGCTGGAGAGACTCCAGCGCAAAAATTTGGTCAATTCATGGCCGAAACATTCAACTAATTGAAAGGATTTAAGTATGGCAACCGGTATTTTGACAACTTCTGCAACACTTCCAAAAGACCTCTCTGACGAGATCTTTGCAAACGTCCAAGACCAGTCTGCAATTATGCAGCTTGCAACTCCAATTGAGCTTCCTGGTCGCGGCATGACTATCCCAGTTGTAACTGGTGACCCAGAGGCTTCTTTTACCGCTGAGGGTGAAGAGGCTAAGGTATCTAATACCTCTCTTGGCGTTAAGGAAATGAAGCCTTATAAGCTCACTGTTATTGAGCTCTTCTCCAATGAGTTCAAAGATAACTATGAGGCCATCTTTGCCGAGCTTCAGAATCGTCTTCCAGGAGCCATTGGTCGCAAGGTTGACTCTACCATTATGTATGGCACTGCACCTGGCACTGGCTTTGACACCCTTGCAGACGCTGAGTCTGTAGACCTTTCTGTTAAGCCTTATGACGGCTTTGTTGACGCACTCGAGAAGGTCTCTAACGCTAACGGTGACCTTAACGGTTGGGTACTTTCTCCAAAGGCACGCACTCTGCTTCTTAAGGCTAAGGATAGCCAGCAGCGTCCACTCTTTATCACCAACCCATCTGTTGAGGGCAAGGATGGCGGCTCTTCTGTTCTTGCTATTCCATCTCTCTTCTCTCGTGCAGCTTATCAGGCAAAGGTTGCTTCTAAGACCCCTGAGCTTGTTGGTGTCGGTGGTGACTGGACTGGTGCTCGCTTTGGTCTCGTTAAGGACATCACTGTCTCTATGGCAGACCAGGCAACCATCAATGCTGGAGGCACTGCAATGAACCTCTATCAGCGTGATATGTTTGCTCTTAAGTGTACCTTTATGTTCGGCTTTGTCGCACGTGATAAGGCACAGTTTGTCCGCCTTGCAAACGGTACCGCTGCTTAATAGGAGGCTTATATGGCAGAGACAAGAAGCTTTGCCACAAAGGCCGACTATGAGAAACGTTATGGGTCTGGTGCTCCAGAGAGGGTTGAGGTGCTTTTGCAAGATGCCTCAGCCCTCTTGCGCTCAAATTTCATTGCATATCATCAAACGGCTTACAAAGAAGGCTTGAACCTTCGGTTTGATGAGAATGCTTGTGCCGTTACTTGCGCGATTGTTGCTCGTGCTGTGAATGTTCCTGCTGGTTTTGAGGGTGCTTCTCAGTACAGTCAGCATGCTGGTCCTTATGAGTCGACATTGACTTTTGCAAACCCAACAGCTGATTTGTATGTAACGCGCTCAGAGCGCACTCGACTCGGCTTGAGTGGTATCAGAATTGGCTCAATTCAGCCGATGTGTAAGCAAGACCATGAGGTGAATGATGGCTGCCATTAGAGGTGTTCAGGTAGAAGTGGTTAGAGTAACTACTGTCTTAGACGATCATGGCAACGAGACCTCTGGAATAGAGTCTTTTGAGCTTGTTGACAATGTCTTGCCAGCTCCGGTTGCGACATCTGATTTGTCTGCAACGCGCCCAAACGGTGACCGCATAGACATGGTGTTCCACTTTCCAAAGGCTTATAAGCGAAGCCTAAGGGGAACTTTTATTGAGTTTGATGGAGTGAGGTTTGCGGTTGTTGGTGACCCACAGCCCTATCTTGATAGTCTAACGCCGCTCGATTGGGACAGGGAAGTTGAGGCGGTGGTTGTCGATGGGTAATGATTTTATAGTCACGGGTCTCAAGCCAGACTTGGCTGGTATCCGCGAGGTACTTCATACTGCTCCTGTAGCTGATATGTGCCGTGAAGCGGCTCAGATTTGTGCGGCAAAATGTAATTCTTTACTGCCAGAAAAATACCTCAAACATGGTGCTCGATTTGACGCTAAATGGGTTAATCGAGAGTACACCGCAGCTGGCCTTGTGTACTGCTCTGGAGCGGAGAACGGCATATGGGCTGGACGTGCTAATGCAAAGCTTAATATTCTTAAGAAGGGATGTAGAGGATGAGCTATGACATTCTTTCAGACCTTACTAAGTATATGAGTCAAAAGCTCAATATTCCTGCTTCAACACGAGTTCCCGCCCGCGAACCAAAAGAGTTTATTACCGTTACGCGAACCGGGGGAAGCTCTACGATTGGCTGGGATACGGCTAATCTTGCAGTGCAGGCTTGGAGTACCACGGATGCCGCTGCATATAAGCTGGCCTTGGCAATAAGACTTCTTTTGCTTGAGTGCTGGCAAGAGCTTGACAAGGTTATCAAGGTTGAAGTTCAAAGTATTTACGACTTCCCAGACCCGGATTCAAAGAAATATCGATATCAATTAGATGTGTATATCACTACACGTCTGTAAGGAGTAATCATGGCTGATGCTATTTACAATGCAAATTACGTCGGAGCAGCAAAGGGCCGTCCTGGCGGATATGCCGCAGTCGTTGACCCAAGCGTTGACATTAAGACGCTTCTTGATGTTAAGAAGACCATCAAGGATCTGATGACTGCAAACCCCGGCAAGATTAAGTCACTTGGATATATCTCTGAGGATGGCGTTGAGTTTTCTGTTGATCTCTCTGCAGAGGATAAGAACGACTGGGGAGGAAACGCTATTAGTTCCTCAATTTCTAAGTACTCAGAGTCTGCAAAGGTGTCATTCCTTGAGTCCGCTGAGACTATTTTGAAGGTCATTTATGGAGACGATAACGTCAAGGTTGAGACAGACGGCTCTATTACTGTTCGACACAACCCACGCTTTACTGCACCTCGTATCTATATTTTTGACGCTGTTATTAATGAGACTACGGTCAAGCGTTCCATTATTCCTGTTGGACGCATTTTTGAGCGCGATACCGTAAAGCAGAACAGCTCTGACTTCCTTGGCTATACACCAACCATTAAGTGTATGCCAGCCGAGGTCTTTGACGGTGATACTTACCGTGATGTCTTCTACGACACCACAAAAGCGAGTGCGACTCCTGGCGTTGTACATTAATTAAGTTTTGAGAGGACTCAATATGGATATTTCCAACATGTCAGCGGAGCAGCTTCGAGAGCTCGCAGCGGAGAAAGAAAATTCACGTGCAAAGTTGGAGCATGATTATCTTGACTTCGTACAGGATAAGCCAAAGCACGCTCCATATGAGCGCATAATTGAATTCGAGGGTGAAGAGTATGTCGTTGACATGCGCAGAATTAAGTCTCGTGAGTTTATGCGTCGCATGGCTCGTGTTAGCGATGCAGAGCAAAATAGCCCAGAAGCACTTTCTCCTGTACTTGCTCTCTACGACTTTGTCTTTAGTGGCAATGTTGACAATCATGTTGTGGAAGTCGTAACTGCTAAACTCGGATATGACGACGCTGAAGAAATCATGCGCATTGAGTCCGCTCTTCTGGAAAAACTTGACGCAAAAAACTAATTCCGCTTGCTCCAATTCTGTGTGATGACACTAAAAGGGGCAAGCTGGAAGCAGACTTTCAGCAGTATTACCAAGTAAAGCTACAGACGCTCATTGACTCTTGTGAGTTTGAGCGTCTGTTTTATTTGATGATAAACCTCCCTCATGGCTCAAGAACAGTTTGCAATGTTGACCCCAGAAACGATTGGTCCAATAGCGACTATTTGCTTGCGCTAGCGGTTGATAACCTTTCGTATCTTCGATACGAACAAGCAGGAGGTAAAGGCAGAAAGCCTGACGCCGTCAAGCGTCCAGAACTGAAACAAGAACAAAGTAAGAAGAAGCTTCTTAACGTTTCACAGGACCGCGTTGAGGAGCTTCTTTTTAGAGAACGCTAGGAGGTGAATAGTGGCTGGAACAGTAGTAAGAGGTTCCGTCCTTCTTACTCCTAAATTCGACAATCTTGGTGCTAATGTTAAGCGAGCACTGGGAAGTGGATATAAATCGGCAGTGTCTGTCCACACGAATGCTGGACGACAGGCTGCTCAAAACTATGCAAGCGGCTTTGGTGGCGCAACCGGTGCAATTATGGGAATTGTGTCGAGCGTTACATCTCGCGCCTTAGATGCTATTTCTGGCTCAATTGCCTCTGCTGTCAACCGTGTCGATACGATTGCAAACTTCCCTAAGATTATGCAGTCTGTTGGATATTCTGCAGACGACGCGCGTGCGACTATTGAACGGCTTTCAGCTGGTATCGATGGTCTTCCGACATCGCTTGACGCTATTGTTGGCTCAGTGCAGAAGATTGCGCCTGTGTCTGGTTCACTTGCCACAGCAACAGATGTTGCCCTGGCATTTAATAACGCACTTTTGGCAGGCGGCAAGAGTCAAGAGGTAATGAATTCTGCTTTTGAGCAGTATTCACAGATGCTTTCAACTGGCAGAGTTGATATGCAGTCATGGAAGATTCTTGCTCAAGCTATGCCAGGACAGCTGAACCAGATTGCTAAAGCCCTACTCGGAGCTAATGCAAACCAAGCAGACCTTTATAAGGCCATGCAAAGCGGCGCAATTACATTTGACCAATTCAACAACGCAATTGTAAGCCTCAATAATGAAGGTCTTCCTGGCTATGCTTCATTTGCAGAGCAGGCACGTATCTCAACGGAGTCAATTGGTACCGCATGGACCAATGTTCAGAACCGCATTAATAAGGCTGTTGCTAAGATTATTGATCATATTGGCCAAGCAAATATTGCAGGCGCAATCAACGATTTCTCTAGCAGTTTTTCTGGTATAGCCGATACAGTTATCACGTATCTTGACCCCGTTATTTCTACTGTTGGTTCGTTTATGGATCAGCTTCAAAATAACGGAGCAATCACATCATTTGGTGACGCTTTAAATGCGCTAAAAGACGTATTTGATGGCACTATAGGGCTTATTGGTGACCTTATAACAACGTTTACTGGTTTAGATAACTCAGAGGATGCTTCCCGAAGTGCAGCAGATTTGCTTAAATCTGCCGTTGATGGTGTTAAATCTGCCATAGAGCTTGCTCGTGACGCTGTTCAAGGCTTGAGAGACAACCTCACAGTTGTTGCACCCGTCATTGTCGCTGTAGCGACCGCTCTGATTGCATACGAGACTATTAAGGCTGTGCGCTCGATAGCTGACGACTTCGGACTTCTAAAAAGCGCCGCTTCTTTGGCTTTTGACGCTATCAAAGGTGGAGAGGGCGTTCTATCAACGCTTTCTGTTTTTGGAGAGCTTGTTGGTGAGGGTGGAGCGCTCGCGAGTGTCTTTGGAACGATTTCAACGGCAATTAGTGGCGTTGGAATGAGCCTTTTGGCACTCGTAGGATCTATCCCTGTTATCGGTTGGATTGCAGTTGCGGTAGTTGCTCTTGGAGCTGTCTTTACATGGCTCTGGAACACTAATGAAGATTTTAGAAATGCTGTAATTGGTATTTGGGATTCTATTTGCTCAGCCATTAGTGGTGCAGTAGATTCCATAGTTGGTTTCTTTACAACAACATTGCCAACAGCTTTCACTCAATTCGTCCAATTTGTTCAGGGGATTCCCGCAGCGGTAGGACAATTCATCCAAGAGCTACCAACAATGGTCCTTTATGCGCTTACTTTTGCAGTTGTATTTCTGTTTGGGTTAGGCGCTCAACTCGCTCAGTTGGCGGTACAGATTGGCACTGAGTTTGTCCAGAACGTCGTTAACTTCTTTACTGTTGACCTACCAAGCGCATTTGCCCAGTTCGTCTTATTTGTATCGACGATTCCAGAACAAGTTCAAACTGCCCTTGCAACGCTTTTGGCAAATATCGCTCTCTGGGCAGTCGACATGGCGGCCAAAGCATCAGAGGCCGCCGACGGATTTCTCCGTGGGGTTACAGATGGCCTAAATGCAGCAGTTGATTTTGTGAAAAGCATTCCAGATAAGATTAAAAGTTTCTTTTCAAATGCGGGCGATTGGCTTGTTAATTCTGGTAAAGCGCTCTTAGATGGCTTCGCCAAAGGCATTAGAAATGCTGTAAATGCAGTAACAAGCGCAGCATCAGACGCGCTCGGTGCGGTGCGTAAGCTATTCCCATTCTCACCTGCAAAGAAAGGACCATTCTCAGGTCATGGCTACACGACGTATTCTGGCCGTGCTCTCATGAGAGACTTCGCAAGGGGGATTAAGGGAAGTTCCGCACTTGCTGAAACAGAAGCAATGAGTGCTCTGTCAAGTGTACATGATGTCTTTAGTAATGCGCGTCCTTTGAGCTTCTCAGCAGTTGCTGACGCTAATGCAAACGGTATTTATCGTGCCGCTTTTGAGCTTGATTCAAGACAGCAACGCGCAAATGCAACCACGCTTGCAGATATCTATGACTTCATGCGTAACGGTGAGCTCGGACAGGTTATTGATGAGAACTCTAACAATATTGGAGACCGTGATTTTGCTCGAGCGGTTCAGAAGGCGGTGAAGACGAATGCGTAAGCTCAAATACGTTTCTTCCCGCGGTAATAGCTTTGAGCTTGATGTGCCAGAAGCCTCAATTGGTACTGGCACATCTCTTAGAGGTTACAAGCCTGGATACACGCTAGGAGCACGCTCTATCTCTGGCATTTCGTCTAATGCTCAAGAAGTCACGCTAGATCTCTTCATTGAGGGTTCTGAACTTGCAGAATCAATGGCCAAGGAATTTGAATTTGATTTCAATAATCAAAAGCCAGGAGCGCTGGTCTACGACAATGAGTGGTCACAAGATGTGTATGTGTCTAAAAGTGAGGTCCAATCGGTCTTTCATGATCAGGCAACAGTTGCTCTTACAGTTATTTTGTTAGATGGGTCATGGCACAAAAGCCACATTAAAAGTTTTAGCGTGACTCACGATGATGTACAGAGTGATTGGCTTAATTTACCAACCAATGCTCCATACAACCTTGGTATTACGAGACCACCAAACCAACTTGAAGTTCGCTCATCCTCAGAATGTCCAGTAAAGTTCACCATTTACGGTACAGCTCTTCAGCCACGAATTGTGATTGGTGATAATACTTACTCATTTTTAGTGACAGTCCCAAGTGGAGGTCGTCTTGTTATAGATGGCACTCGCACTCGCAAGACAATCACACTTGTTACTGAACTTGGGGACGTGTCAGACCGCTTCGATGTTGGTAGCCGTGGCAGCGGAAAGGGCAGTGGCAACTATTGCTTTGAACCACTGAAACAAGGCTTTCAGAGCGTCTCATGGGACGGCACATTTGGCTTTGATGTTGAATGGTGGGAAACAAGAGGAGGTCTTCCATGGACATCTTAACGGTGTCAAAGGCTGACGGTGAAGATATTGCCGGCACAGAGGACTATGTGCTCGACCTTTCTTTTGGAGATACGGGAAATACTTTTGAAGTATTTGCCCCGTCGATTCCAATCAAAGATGGATATCTAGTATCTATCGATGGTACAGAATACGGCGGTATCATCGATACAGCTTCAGACTCGCTTGACGGCGGTGTGTCTACGACTACATGGAGCGGGCGTACCTGGCATGGTATGCTCGCTTCAAAAATCTTGGTCCCGAGTACTGATTACATTAATATCTCGGATAAGGCTCAAACGGCTATCGAGAGCATTGTTACTGCAGCAGATCTTGCAACAGTATTTGAGGCTAAAACGGGACAGTCTGAGACAATTATTAAGTGTCAGTTGCCTCGTTTTTGCGACGCTTACACAGCATTAAGACACATTGCAAATGCTGCGGGCTCACGACTTAGAATTCAACGCACTGATGGTAAGACACTTATTTGGCTAGAGCCTCTCACGGATAACAGACTTGATTCTGACGCCCTGGATTACAAGTCTAAGACGTCATATCATCCTGTAAATCACTTAGTTTGCGCTGGTAAAGGTGAGCTTGCAAGTCGTACAGTTATTCACCTTTATGCAGACCGGGCGGGACGTATTTCAAAGACGCAAAGTTTGTTTGGCCAAGACGAAGTATCTATGCTCTATGACTACAACAATATTGAGGATGAGGAGCTTGAAAAAGAGGGAATAAAGAAGCTTAAAGAACTTCAAGCTCAGTCTTCTGTAGACGTTACAGTCCATGATGGTTTGAATCTATACATCGATGATGTTGTTGTAGCCGAAAATCAAGACACAGGAAGACGGACTCAAGCGACTATTGGCAAGAAGATAGTAAAAGTCGCGAGCGGGGTAATGAGTGTAAGTTATGAAGTGACTTCACCAAACCAGACTCGAGGCTCACATGGAGTTTCATTTGAGTCTTCTGGAGCGTCACAAGGTGCTGGAACTACCTATGTAGCCGGCACTGGCATTCGTATTGTCGGCAATCGTATCTCAGCGGTTATGTCGGATGAGAAGGTTGCTGATATTGAGACTCATATTGCAGCTGCACAGTCTGCTGCAATTGCAGCTCAAGGTCAGGCACATGAGGCAAAAGACATTGGTAACAATGCGTTAGTTTCAGCAAATTCAAGCGTCAAGAATGTATTCTCAACAGGGCCGCTTGCAGTTTCCCAGACGGGTTCCAACGTCACTTTAAGCCTTCAAAGTTCTGGTGCAGAGGCTGGTTCATACGGTCTTTCAGAATCAATTGTGGCTGGGAATAATGCCAATTTTGCGATTCCACGTCTTACAGTTGACGAATTTGGACGCATCACTTCAATAGCTCAATCAATGGTGACCCTTCAAATTAGCGGGGGAGCTAACCAAGGTGGAGGCTTTCTGGCAGCTCATCCAATCGGTTCAATCTATGAAACAACTAAATCATTTAATCCATCGAGCCTCGGCGGTACATGGAAACGCCTGCCGTCACTTGACGGTTTTAAGTGGGAAAGGACGGCGTAATGGCTAAAGAACAAGGCTCCAGATATACCTGTGACAGATGCGGTAAGTCTGAGTTTGTTACTCCAAGCAATACATACTCGCTCGCTCAATGGCATGACATTAAGCGTCAATCACAGCGAGGAGAGGAGAATCGCACTTATTGCGAGAGTTGCTACAAAGCATATCTCGAGCTTCTTGCAAAACATGATGCTTCATTCAAAGAGTTTGAAAGCAAGGTGAACTAATATGGCAGTCACATGTGTCGATGGACAGGGTCAAGCGCCTCACATTACCGGTGCGGATAAAGGACGTTTACACGCTGGCATTTTTGGCGAAAAGAGCGTCGTTCTCGCGGTTGGTAAGCGTCTAGCAGCCACACAAGAGAGCGTCAATCGAGTCACTATTGCAACCGGTGACGCCTCTCTGCATGGTAGACAAGTGAGTGTAACCGCACCAGAGCAGGTCACAATCACTTCTGGAACTCAAGGACAGAATCGTAACGACTTTATCTGCCTTAAATATGAGCGTAATGCGCAGGGAATTGAGTCGGCAAAGCTTGAGGTGCTTCGAGGTGTTCCAACATCTGGTAAAGCTGAGGACCCCTTAGTCCCAGCAGGTAACGTCTTAAATGGTGACGCTCAAGACTATTTTCCGCTCTATCGTGTCAAGCTTAATGGTGTTGTTGCGTCTAAGCCAGAGCAACTCTTTATGTTTGCGAATACGCTCTATCAAGATGATAACGGCGATTTTGAAACAGTCATTTTGCAAGATCAGGGAAGTTATAAGAATTACTGGCACATCTACCGCACTGGTGATTCTGTGACCATTAAGGTTCGTGGCTGGCTCGCAAATAACGTTGCTTATGACGCGGTTAGATGCCCCTTCACCATTCCTGAAGAAGCAAGACCGCCTCTAGTAGATCATGAAAAGTACGGTTCAATCTCTAGCAGTACAGAATCTATCGTGTATAACTCTGGTTTCTGCCCCGGTCACGCTGGCGTTATTACAGCCATTTCTGCTCGCCCAGATGGAAACATCTATTTGCAAGACATGGGAGGCACTGTCTCCAACGACTGGCGACAGGGATCTCTTACTTATACAGTGAGGCATTAAGGAGACAGCTATGAATATCACAGCTGAGATGGTCGGCTTCCTTATTACTGGCGTTGCAGCTTTTCTTGGCTGTTTAGTTTCCGTATCAACTCTTCAATCTCGCTCTAAAGAAGAGCGTGAGAAAGAGGATGCTTGGAAAGGCAACGTTACCAATACACTCACACGCTTAGAAACGCGCCAGCAAGTCATGAATGAGCAGCTGAGTAAGTATCAGCAGTCGCTCTCTGGCTTAACTGCCACGCTGACTCAGCATACAGCTGAGCTTTCCGTGGTCGGTATTGTGGCCCGAAGGGCGGACGAAGTCTCAAAAAAAGCAGCAACAGACCTTGCAGAGGTCAAAACCGACGTGAGAAATCTAGACTCACGCATTACTAGACTTGAGAAGTAAAGGAGCAACAACAATGATTAACTGGAAAGTGCGTCTTCATAACCCAGCTTGGTGGCTTGGCATGGCGGGTATTGTCATGAGTCCTGTCCTGGCATATCTGGGACTAGCATACTCTGACCTTACTACTTGGGGTAGCTTAGCTGATGTGTTCGTGAAGTTTCTTAGTAACCCTTACCTCATTGGTACCGTGGTTGTGGCTGTCCTTGGTGCTATCGGTGTTACCGTTGACCCAACAACAAAAGGTATTAGCGATTCTGAACGTGCAATGACTTACGACAAACCAAGCGTGAGCCCTTTAGACGGGGGAGAGCGCTAATGGCTGATTTTTCAGGTGAAATTACCGCTGACGTATGGGCGCCTACGACTTCATATACTGCAGGGCGTGGAGGTCATAAGGTTGAGTACATCGCTGTCCATCATGAGGCTTCTGTTGGCTCTTCACCTTACAGCATTGCTGCAATGTGGTCAGCAAATGGCTTCGTCAGTGCACATTACTCGGTAGATAATGGAGGAGCAATTGCTCAACATGTCTATGAGAGTGACACGGCTTATGCTGTAGGACGCTGGGAAGAAAACCAGCGCAGTATTTCCATCGAACACGCTAACGATCATGCGAACCCATGGACAGTTTCAGAGACCACTCAGGAAAGTGGAGCGCATCTTGTTGCGGCGTTGCTTATTAAGTATGGACTTGGTTACCCTCGCTGGGGTGGTAATGTTCGACCGCACAATCAGATTGCTGCAACCGCTTGTCCTGGCGAGCTTGCGGGCTCTCAGAACGCTCACTATATGGAGCGTGTATGTTACTGGTACGAGGTAATGACTGGTGCCCGCTCGACTTCTGAGATTGGCTGGCATACCGACGGCAAAGGTTCTTGGTGGTACCAGACTGGTGAGTCATCAAGCGAGTATGCCGTCGGCTGGTATCGTGTAGGCATGAAGTGGTACTACTTCAATGAATCCGGTTGGATGCTCACAGGCTGGGTCCATGCTTCTTGGGAAGGATCTGAGAAGTGTTGGTGGCACTTCGATGACAGTGGAGCTCTCGAAGCTGATAAGTGGCTTGAGTACAACGGAAGCTGGTACTTGTTAGGCTCTGACGGTCGTATGGCCACGGGTTGGGCTGAGCGTGACGGTAAGAAGTACTACCTCGATGAGACCGGTCGTATGATTACTGGCTGGCTTAAGCTTGATGGTGACTGGTTCTACCTACGCTCTGACGGGTCAAGAACTGAAGATTGTCTTTATGGAGTTGGAGCAGACAATATCTGTGCCTTCGACAAGGATGGAAAGCTTCTCACAGGAGACATTACAGTCACAACCAACAACGATGGATACATCACTGGAATTAAGTAATATTTACCCCTCTCGTTTCGACGAGAGGGGCTTTTTTCATGGATAAATACTCCATTTTGATTTTTGCGTGCCTTAAAACGCCTTACAACAAGCCGTTTAACTGGGAATTTGTAACGCTAAATTTAACCGCTTTTCTCTATTGATTGTTTCAATACGGTTAATAACGACGTTTTCCCTTCAATTCTCTTCTTTTGAATATCTCGAGGTAAATTACCTATCTAAATAGTTAAAACTTTTATTCGAACAGGTATTCTACTTTTACAGTAGCCATACAGTTTGGAGGCAAAATGGAGGCAGCTG